TGCCATGCGAAGCAAGCTCATGCGGCTGAAGTCTTCAGCTCCATCAACTGCTTTGCCTGTGTGCAGAGTTCGCTTTACTCGCGATGCTGTTTGTGCACGCATCAACAATCCGTCGCGAGCTGCCTCAAAATACTTGTCATCGGCGGAACGAGTGACGCGAATCGAATCACCCTCTGCCGAACGTCCCAACGGTTCTGTTGCCATTTTTCGGATGATCCTTTGTTTGGCTTCCTCGACGCTAACGCCTGCGTCGCACAATTCGTCAGCGAAAGCGCGTTCTACTTTCGCAAGTTTGCACGTTGCTTGAATTTCACTTCGTCGCTTTTGGTCGTCTGCCAAAGCTCGTTTGATTTGTCCTTCGGTAACCGATCGAGCGGATGCTTCAATTGGTTTCTTTTCCTCTTCGTTCATCTGTTCGATAACTGGCTTGACCTCTTCTTTGGGCTCGCCTTCCATCTGCTCAACGACTGGTTCCACTGGCTTGTCTTCCTGAACCATAGATTCGATTTCTTCGGCTGGCTTTCCAAGTTTGCCAACAACCCAAGCTAGAACCTGGTTCGGATCTTCCATTCCTTCAGGAAGTCCCATTGCTTTCAATTGCTCCAACAACGCAGGGTCCATCGTTCTTTTCCTTTGCTTCAAATCGGTGTAAGACCGACGCACTGTCGATCGTGAATCGGCCCCAGTAGCCACTAGGCTCGCATCGAGTGCGGTCCATTTCGTGATGACATTCGCAGGCCCGATAACCTCAGTCCCTCGTGATGTCGTGTAAGATTGACCAGAACGAAGCTCTAAAACCTCGTCAGGTTGTGCGGTAATTGAGAAGTCTGTAATGTGGCCTTCGAGTAGCTTGCCGTATGCGGTTTGGCTGTCCTCGTCGCTTGCGAAATAAGCTGTACCACCGAACTCGTCTCCAGTGATGGTTAAATTGCGGAGACTGCCGAGTACGTTACGAACTGTAGTTGTGTCGTGGCTATCGACGATCGGTATCTGAGTTGCACCGGATCGCAGCGTCATTCCGTCCATCTCTAGAACTTCAGCGACTACCATTTGCCGCGACTCGTCCCATCGATCGATTGGATTCTCGGTTGCCGTGACAACGCTAACAGAACGCTTCGTTGCGTCCGCTGTTGCCGATTGAACAGACACCGAACGCATGGCAAGTGCGTTAGACTTGATTGGTGGTAGCTTGCCTTTCTTAGACATTGGCTGCCTCCTCTTCGGCTGGCAAAGGATTATCAACAACGCCATCGGATGCGTCTGCGATAATTGCGTCGATGTTCTTTTGTGCGAGTCCGATCATTGCCAATTGAGCTTCAGCCAGAGGCTTGCTCATGGAACCGTCTGCGAGTCCGTTAAGAACGTCCATCAAGGCTTTGCGATTGCGATTCCATTGAAGACGACTGAGCCCCATCCATTCGCCAGTTCCGCCTTCTGCTTCGATCGCAATGTCCGCCGCCTCATCTGCTGGACCTACGCTACCAGTCTGTGCAGCCATCATCTGCGTCGTCTGCTCTTCCGGAGTCAGCAAGCCGAGTTTCAAACGTAGCTTGCGTTCTTTTGCTGCTTGGTAGTACACAGCACGGTAAGAGAGTCCACGAGCACCAAGCACGTTTTGTGCGGTATCGGTAAAAGATTTCAGAGATAGCTCAGCCGCTTGCTGTTCGCTCATCGGATCAACCCACTCTTGCTCTGGTAGCTGCCATTCAACGGGAGCGACTTTGCGACGATCTTCGAGGAGTTCGGATGACGTTGGGAAGCTTTCCAGTCCAGCCCGTGCGGCTGCGTTACAGAACTCATCCCAAACAGGCAAACAGAGATGATGAACAATAAAGTTCTGGCCGCGTTTGTATCGCGGTCGATCTTCTAGCTTGGAAGAACGCGAGGAACTGTAGGAAGTCTTTGAGAAGTCTTTTGCAATCGCTTCGTAGTTCGTGCCGGTTCCAGCACAAATTCCGCGAATCATTAGATTGATCCAAGGTTCAGATGCTGAGTTTGGCCGACCTGGATTGATCGACTCGACCGACTCACCTGGACGCAATCGCACGACCATCGCAGGCTCTAGATACTCCAGGCTGTTACCGCTGGTATCCGTTGTGTCCTCACCGTTCGGTGGCATTAGACTACCGATAGGCATGTCGGATTTAATCGCAACGCCAAAGCAAGATGCTACGGCAGACGCTTGTATTTCGTTGTCAACATAGACACCAAGATCACGCATCCAAGACATAACTGGTGCGAACCAGGTAACTCCCCTAGTCTGTCCAACTCGATCTTTTCGATACAGATGAATGATTTCGGAAGCGTTAATGCGTTCAGGTACTTGGTTCTGAACCGTGTATGGGCTGTTCGGATGTTCTGGGTAGATCCAGTACGCGACTGGCTTTCCTTTGTCGTCTAGCTCGATGCCTCGAATAACTCTGTTGCCGTTTTCTTTATTGATTCGAGTCGCGAAAGTATCGCGTTCCATCGAGATGCGATCGGCTTCAATCAATTCCAAAGCAAACGGAACCGGACGAGTGATACCTTTGTAGGTTTTATTCGGTGTAGATATCTTACGAATCAGGACTTCGCCAGCTTCGACCATTTCCCGCTTTGCAAGAATCTGGATTTCGGCAAACGTCAGCTCTCCGTTGATGTCTGCGACTTCGCACCATTCCGCAAACGTCTTGTCTCTGATGTCGTTTACGTCTTCAACGTCTTCACCATCTGGAGTTTCGTAAGTCGATTGGGCTGTGATTCCATCGCCAACCACGTTCGATACGATCGTATCAACTACGTTCCAAGCGTAAGCATTATCTCGAACCAACGCACGACCCCAAGCACGTAACGCATCCGCACCGTACGGCCCCATCATTTCTTGATCGGCTGATTGGTTGCGTGGCTTTTTATTGTTGGTTAGCCGATTAGCTTCTGCACCTTGATAGGATCGCTTTAGTAGTTGTCGAGCCTGAGCACGTTTCAGACCTGCATGAGGAGAAAAGTACCCAACTATTTTGTCTAGGAGATTCATCGTCTTCGCCCCATCTTTGCGAGGCTAAAAACACCTGAACCCGTTGAACGCTGCACTTCTGTTTGCAGCATCCTGCGTTCTTCAAACAGCGACTTCAGATCTAGCTTCGTGACGCTGCGATTGCCAATAGAGTACGATGACGCACCTCCGGTTAAGAGTGCCTCAATCGCTGCTTCGATTTGCGTTAAAAGATTGGCCGCGTCCATGCGTTAAGAATCGCATAGACAGAACGACAAAGGAATTGTCAGATTTACACGTTGTGTAAACTAGCCTTGATCTTTCCATGTGTTCCCGCAGAAGCTGCACTTGCAATATCGAATCCTGCCTTGTGTTGATACGACTCGGCTATAGTTCGTGTCGGCAGGACGCAAGGCAGTACAGCACGAGCATGGTTGAGGAACGAAGGAACTAACTCTTGGTACTGGAATCGAAGATGAAATACGGTCGTCTACTACCTTCGTGGCACCCATCCACCTGGTCTCTGTCTGAACCTGTTCGGTTGTGTCTGAGCTCGTTGCTGCTGTTCCGCTGGTCTCACTGCTTGCACCCTCGGCACTACCTTGACTCCCATGCACGCTGCCGCGCACAGTGCCATCGCCGTCGCGTCTAGTTTGTGATTTCTCCTGCTTTTTACGATCCATTTTTTGACCAGTCCTTTCCCTTCCATAAAAACTTCCTGACGTTCTTCCGCGCATATCTCCTGTGAGTATGCCAAGTGAACTTTCGGATCCTGTGTCGCCCATACTGATAAGCTCCCGTCGTTGAATTGGTGCGATTCGTCAAACGTTTTTGTCGTGAATCGTTGGTGAACTTCATTTTTCCAGTGGTGGGAATTGTAGTTGTATAACCATAGTCCTTGCTCCTGTTGCCAGTCTGCCCGGCACTGATCGAAGTGACGTTTCTTCTCCGTGTTCTCACCTGCGTAGCTGATACGCGAGTCATCGTGTCCTTTCGACGCTACGAACGGTGCACCCGTTTGTCTTATGAATTCGTATATCGCTGGCGTGAAGTCGCCTGAGTCGATGAAGCCAAAGTCAGGACGAGTCTCGGCAAGTGCGAACCGTCGCAGCTCGTGCAACGCTCGAAGGATTGCGAGCTCGGTAGCTTCGTCGGAACTAGATTTGTCTGTACCGATGACTCTCCATTCACCGTAGTCGATGACCGTCCCAACGCAGTTTCCATGAAAAGCTACCTTGCACCAATCGAGTTTGTACTTACCAACGTCGCAACCAAAAAATATCTTTCCACCGGGTGGGACTTCCGCATGTGCCAAGCCGCTCATTCGAGAGGTAACGATACCTGGAGTTATGCCAAGGCTTTCCGGTATCTCTTCCTCTTTAGGTTCGTTCTGCAGTTCGGCTAGAACTCGATCCATTCCCCAATCGGCTACGCGATTGTAAAAGGCTTGGAGTGCATCGACTTCGATCTGGTTGCCGTCGCTATCCTTTTCTGAGACGAACCTATGGGGATTCGTCAGCGTCGCACCTAGCTTCATCTGCTCCATATTGTCTAGGTAGAACTGAGTCGCTGCCCGTCCGCTTCGATCTCCTGCGGATTGTCCTGTTTGACGTTTCGCGATGTACTCCTGCCATAGATCGTCTCGCTCTGGCCATGTCGAAAGAATGCCGTACCTGTCTCCCTCGAAGGTTGGTTTGTGCGTTCGTGATGTGACTCGGAACGAATAGCACTTCCTGTTCTGAATCGTGGTTAGTACGACTCGACTGATACGCTTGTTCGGACCTGCGAGTCCAGCAACGTCCGAGTCGATCATGTCCTCAATGTTTTGGTGTTGGTTCGTTGGGGAGAAAGCAACTTCTCTAGTTTCAGGATCGTCTATGACCGCTAAGTCTGGCCGATCTTCGTCGTCACCTTCTCCACGAATCGCCGCATCTAAACCGAAGTAGACGACCATTTTCCCTGAGAATGGACAGCCTTCGATGTACGGCAGTCGGATCTTTTCCTGACTCCAGATGATGTCTGTTTTGTTGCCATCAACGTGTTGCTTCGCTGCTCGTTGCGGTGCTCCATCGAGTGCTTTGACGCAGGCTGATACTTCCGGAAAGTCGCCGCAAAACTCAGGATACTTGCGTTCGTTACTGAACTTGCCTTTGAGTTGCTTGAATAGCTTGGAACTCTTCTTAGTTGTCTGTGCAATGAAGATCGGAAAACGGATCGGCGTTGCAAGTAAAGCGTATGCCATCATCCCGATCGTTACTTGGGATTTTCCATCACCTCTGGGAGCTGCTACTGCCTTGTCACCACCGCTATAACATCTGTCATAGATGGCTTGAATCATCGCCCTGTGATGGGACGCAAACGGATTGTAGAAGATTGCCGAGAAGTAAGTGCGTAGAAATAGTTCTGGATCTTGTAGGCATGCTGCACGGCGGATTGGATCGGCGATCGGAGGGATGACTACTCTTGCTGCTTCGCTTCGCTCGTCTCGCTTGCGTTGAATGTCTTTACTTGCCTGGTCGAATTGCTTCGGTTGGTTGCGTAGTGCCAACAACGCTGCGATCTGTTTGGATTGATCCATCAACGATAAGACGCGGGTCAATTCCGAGGTCGGAAGCGATGCGAGATAACTCACTGTCTCTGGCTGTAAGCTGACCATCAATTACCTTGTGTTCGTCCTTTTGGTTCATCGACTCCATTAACGCTGCAATACCAAGCGCACGCAGTTGAACGCGTGGGTCTGGATCGCTCATCAACTCGTTAACTTCTCGTGCAGCCTTTTCCGTATCGATGTTGAATCGTCGCCGCACGGCCATCTCCAGTAAGCGTAAATCCCCCCTGACCCCCATGAATTTTCTTAATCTATACGGCGGACTGTATGTTCAGTTTTCGCGGGGTTCCCT